CTGATGATTATCTCGTCAGTGTCAGCTGGAGTGGCTGTGAGTGCGGTAGTGCCACTAATAACATCTACATCAAATCCACCTGCTTTAATTTTCGTTTGTGCCATCTATTTACTCCTATGCGTCTGCCACTGAACTTAATTTAGAATTTGTTTTTAAATGTGCATACGCTAATTTAAAAGCATTTTGTTCACCAGATGATGGATCATAATCTATTTTATGATGATCTACCTCTCTACAACGTATTCTTTTTTTAAGTCTTGTGCCTAAATCAAATGTATCTGCCGCAGCTTTATTTTGATAAATATCTACATCATAAATTAATTTAAATGTAGCAGACTCACCATCTTGTTCTGGTCTAAATTTTTTAACGTGTGCATTAGGTACAATAATGTAACAACTTGATGCTGAAGCACCATTGCCTAAATCTACGTTTGCTGTTATTGCCATAATATCCTCCTATTGCAA